CCATTGTGCAGTTATGCACATTGAAGCTCATGCAGCGTAGTCCGGATGCGTACAAACTGATCGGTCTGATCACCCCCATGCTCATCAAAGCGAACATCGACATAGGGAGTTTTGCGTGAGTGAGTTCCTACTTTGCGATTTGCCAAAAGAGCAGCGCCTCACCGTTGCACGCGCACTTGCATGTCAACGGATGCCTTATTTTCGAAGTGGGCTACTGAGCCTGATTCCGGTGGACTTTGCCGCTCAGGCTTCAATGGCCGTGACCCGCAATTCTAAGCTACTGGTGAACTACGACGTGCTGGGCAAGTGGACGGCTGAGGAAGCTGCGACGATGCTTCTTCACATGTACCTGCACATTTTTTTTCGTCATGCAGAACGTGCGGATAGTCTACGGGAGCTTGGGCTGCTTCGTAGTCCACGCGACCTTGCCGACTGGGGCATCGCCACGGAATGTGTGGTCAACAGCAACATCAAAGAAGCCAGCCTTAGGTTGCCGTGCACGCCTGACTCTGCGGGCGCGTTGACCGTGCGTCCGCACTATGCCGCGGATCATGACTTACCTTCGCACCTTACGGCTGAGGCGTACTTTTCGATTTTGCGCGAGCGGCGAGTGGAGCAACCCGAAAGCGAAGGCGAAAGCGAAGGCGCAGGTGAAGGCGCAGGCGCAGGTGAAAGCGAAGGCGCAGGCGCAGGCGCAGGCGCAGGTGAAAGCGAAGGCGAAAGCGAAGGCGAAGGTGAAGGCGAAGGCGCGAATCCTGGAGGGTGGGGTCAGTGTGGCTCTGGCGCGGGCAACCCGATTCCGGGCGAGCCGCTCGCAGAAGGAGCCGAGGATTCCGGCCGGTCACCGGCCGAGCAAGAATTGCAGCGGCGCGCCGACGTAGCATCAATGTCCCGGTTCGCCGGCAAGCTTCCGCGGAGCCTGAGGCAGTTCGCCGATGCGCTATCTGATGCGCCGAAAATCCCATGGACGACGCATTTGGAAACCGCAACGCGGCGGGCGTGTGCCCACATTGAAGGGCGCGGACGCGACTCGTTCGTTCGCCGGAGTCGCTATCAGTCGAGCATCGAAGCGTTTTTTGTAGGCAAAAAAATCGTGCTCCCCGGGACTGTACGCCCGCAGGCGAAAATCGCTCTGGTCGTTGACACGAGCTCCAGCATGGATGGTGCGTTCACGGGGATCCTCGCGCAAGCTAAGCAGATTCTCCGCACCATGCGTGGCGCAACGCTGCTCGTTGTGGCCTGCGATACGGTCGTGCACGCGCAGTCGGACGTGCGTTCGGTTTCGCAGCTCTCCGAGCTACTCATTGGCGGTGGAGGGACCGACTTTCGGCCGGCATTTGCTGCGCTCGCCCGCCTTCCCGCGCGTAAGCGGCCATCGGTTATCGTGTTCGCCACCGATGGCAGGGGCGCCTACCCGCCGGCAGCTCCAAATTACGCTAAGACTATTTGGCTCGTCGTTGCGGGAGGCAGAATTGACGTGACCTGGGGCGAGCGGGTTTGCGTTGAGCCGACGTGAGCGTGCGCTGCGGGATTTTGATTGTTCTTTCCACGGAGTCTGGCAGCATCGCCATGTGTCAAAAGAGCCAAAAAATCTCAAAATCGCCGACGATCTTCGGCGCGATCTCGCTGCCGCGGCAAAAGACGACCAGGTTGCACCGCTCGCTATGCTCGACACCATCCTGCGCATGGGTTTGTCACGCTGGCGCGCTTTGCGCGCCTACGCCGTGAAAAAGCGCAATGGCGCAGGTCATAAATGAACTTCGCGCGTTGCGTATGCTTATTCGCTTGCATCCGTTGCGTGCACTATTTATTATCTTGTCTGCACGGGGCGCGTTGCCGTAAATCCGCTTTGCACCACGTCACTCCACGACCAGCAAAATCCTATGGAAATCTCGAAGAACAGTTCTCCTCACGGTTCTCCTCACATATCTACCTCTTCCGGCCACGACGGCCCCTCACCGGTTGACCCTGAAGGTTTCGAGTCTCTGCGCGCCGCCCTCGAAATGGCATTTGACCAGGCCGCACGTGGCAAGGGCGTAGCTCGACACGGGGGACAGCGCTGCTTTTCGCAGCAACCGATGCAGACGCTAATCAATCTGTACGGGCTGGGCTTCGCTTTCGGGCAAGCTGGGAAAAAATGCGAGGAATCGCAGCGCCTCCCACGTGAAAAAGCGATCACTGAAATCGCCGGTGCCATCGTCTACCTTGCCGGCGCCATCGTATACCTAACCAACAACGAAACGAGATAGCATGACCATTCTAGGCTTTTCCGTAGTTCCTACCGTTCACTCATTCGACGCCATTCCCTGCTTCGAGGTGACCATTTCGCTCCGGTGCGCTACCTTGCACGACGTGCTGGGCACGCTGGCCATGCTCTCTGGCGAGAGTGTGCCCGCACCTGCACCTGCACTCGCGCCCATCAAGGCCAGCGACTTGGCGCCCGCACCTGCACCTGCACCTGCACTCGCGCCCATCAAGGCCAGCGACTAGGCGCCCGCACGTGCGCCACGAAAGTCACCCGTCGGCACCCCACCCGTCGGCACCCCACCCGTCGGCACCCCACCCGTCGCCACCCCACCCGTCGGCACCCCACCCGTCGCCACCCCACCCGTCGCCACCCCACCCGTCGTGGGGGCGACTCTGCTTGATGGGAGGCTCCTTCCGGACGGGCTCATGGCCGCCGACGTAACGCTGGTAAAAATCCTGGGTTGGATGTTCAACTCTTGCGGGATTCAGACGCTCGAGCAGCTCACGGCTGAATGCGCGGCGCTGGCGACAACCGTGCCCTGTATCATTCGTCTCGGGGACACGCTCGAAACACGTGTGGCGATTGGCTTTTCGCGCGGGCTGGTGCAGTAGGTGCGCGCGCTTCCGATCTACCCCGATGGGCGGCCGCGCTTGCTCATCGAGGATGTGCAGGCACGTGCCAAGCCAGCTGTCGAGAAGTGCACGCTTTGCTCGCTGGGGGAGAACGTAGCCACGAATTGCATGGATGCTGAGCAAGTCGGCCCGGAATCGGGGCCGACGCTGCTGGTCGTACTCCCCCCACCGGCGAAGCTCGACGACACGCGTGGGTCGCTAGTGGGGAGCACGACAGTGCAGTACTTGACAAAGTTGCTCACGCCTCAGTGGGCGGGGCCCATCGTTTTCGATTCAGCCGTGCGTTGCGCTCCGGGGTTACGTAAGGCCACGCCTGCACATTATGCCGCATGTCGCGGGTACGGGCTGACCGTGCTGCGCGAAGCAGCGCCGGATCGCGTGCTGCTCATGGGCGCGGAGGCTTGTCAGGCCTACCTCGGCGTGGCGCTGCCGGTCATGTCCATGCAGCGCGGGCAGGTGTTACTGAGCACCGGTGTACCGGTGTTTTTTACGCCCTGGCCACTCGCGGCACTGCGCAATATTTTGATTCAGCGGCAATTTGAGGCGACCGTGAAATGGGCGCTCACCGCAACGCCAAGGCGAGTCCCCGCGCACGCGGTTGCCCTGCAAGTTGTGACTGCGGAGGATGCTGAAGAGGCATACGAGGAGCTGACCGCTGCCGGGGGGGCAACGATCGATGTCGAGACTTTTGGTCTCGCGTTCAACTGTGGCCAAAAGATCTTGAGCCTCGCCGCAACGCCCGTGGGAAATGAGATCGGCTACGTGTGGGGCGTCGATGCGCTGCGCGACCCTCTCGTGACCGCACGTTTGCGGGAGCTGCTACAGGATGGGAACTTCCCGAAGCGCGGAACAAATTTCAAGTTTGACACGCTGCACTTGCAGGCATTTTTTGGCGTTCACGTCGATGGTGTCGACGGCGACGCGATGATCTTCCGTAAGCTCATGCAGGCTGACGCTTCCGCGAGCCTGCACACTATGCAGACGCTCGTCGGCATGTACGGTGGCAAGCAAGAGGTTGAGGAGCACGTCAAGTTTGGTGCGGCGGAGCTCAAGCGACTCGCCAAGAAGGGCGGGGAGTCTACCGCGTTTGCGCATTCCCTGACCGACGACGAGCTCCAGTACGCGGTTGGCGAAGTGGTGAAAGGTGCAGACCCACTTGTGTTTGCTTACGCCGCGATTCCTCCGGACGTTCGCGACCGGTACAATGCGAGCGATGCAATCTCCACTGACAAGGTGGTCACCCACCTGCACGCGACCGGAGAGCCTCACGCGCACGACGTCTGGGCGACCATTGTGCGCGACCTTCACCACGGCATCACGCAAATGCAGTTCAACGGCATCCGGGTTGACCGCAGCCGCATTGCTGACTTGCGCTCCGAAATGGAGGGTACCATCGCCTCGTGCGAGGAGTACCTCGCCAAGGCGCATGGTGAGTTGAACGTCAACAGCACGGCGCAGGTAGGCAAGCTTCTTTTCGAGACGCTTGGGTGTCGTCTGGGGAAAAATGGGCGCACGGCGACCGGCAAGTACAAAGTGACGGCTGAAGTTATGGACGGCCTGGTACACCCGACGGCGAAGGTCATCCAAGAACTGAAGCGAGCGGGAAAGTTCAAATCACAGTATGCCGATGGGATGGAGGGTTTCATCCAAGACGACGGCCGTATTCATCCCGACATAAACATCACTGGCACTGCAACTGGTAGGCCGAGCTGCTCCTCGCCGAACCTCATGAATATTCCGCGCACGTCCGGTGCCGGGAAAAAGTGTCGCTCGATTTTCGTTCCGTCTGAAGGGTGGGAGTTTATCGAAGGCGACTATAACCAGCTAGAGCTTCGCGTTGCCGCGTTTCTCTCTGCTGACCCCCTGATGATCGACATCTTCCAGCGTAACGTAGACTATCATACCGAGACAGCGAAGCTCATCGCTCCGCTTCTGGGGATCGATGCCTCGGTGGTGACGAAGGACCACCCGATTCGAGATCAGGCGAAGACCGTGAACTTCGCATTTCTTTACGGCGACTCCGCAGCGGGCATCGGTGCGAAGCTTGGTATCAGCACGACGGCCGCGACCAAGCTAGTCGGCGCGATTCTTGGCCAGTTCAGCACGCTCGCGGCGTGGGTCAAGCGGCGCATCGTGGACGGCAACTACACGGGTGTTGCCCGCACGTGGTGGGATGGTCGGGACTTCCGTGTGCGCCCGCTCCCCGCAATCGCGGGGCAGGACGAGGACGAGCGAGCGACGGCGGAGCGGTCCACGTACAATACGGCGGTGCAGGGCACTGGCGCGGATTTCATGAACGCGACAATCGGGCGGATGCAGCGGCTCATCGACGGCGCCGCAAAAAATCCGGCCCTACTGGCAGTCGCTCGGGGGCTTTGTGAGCGTCACGGCATCCGGGATGTTCGTGTTTTGCGTGGAGACCCACTTCCCGTCCGGCAAGTGCTGACTGTCTACGACTCCCTGCTCGCAGAAGTTGATCCAGGGTTTGCTGACGACTACGTGCGACTCCTTCGCGGCGTGGCGGTGAGCTGGAACTCAGGGCCCGTGCCGATGCGCATGGACTTCAAGCGTGGATTTTCATCCTGGGGCGAACTAGAGAAGTCCACCTAGCGCCGATTGCGCGCTCGCGGTAGAAACCGCGCATCTATTCACTTGCAGCTAATCCGCGGATGTATTATACTTCTTGCGTCACCCGGAGAAAGCATGGCACAAGAACTGAGCACTCAAGAAATGGTCGCAACTCTCCCCTTTGGCATCGGGCCGGCAGTTTCGATCGACGAGGGGGACATCAATCCCGACTTCCGTCGGGTCAGTGCCGACCTGGCATACTGGGGAAACATGGCGGCTCAGCTCCACCGCGATTGGCGGCTAGAGAAGTTGGCGACGAAGCGGCTCGCCGCGGCGCTGGCAATCTCGAAGCGCGCGGCGCTTGAGACCAGCGGGCGAGGAAAAGTTACAATTTCGGAGGTGGACGCGGCCGTTGAAATGGACGCCACGTACCAGGGCCAGCAGGCGGCAGAACTCGAAGCCGAGTTCTGCAAAATGCAGATGGAGGCATTTCGTGACGCCATCTATGCAAAGAAGGACATGCTAGTCTCGCTCGGCGCTCAGATGCGCGCCGAAATGAACAGTGAGCCGTCAATCCGACGGCTCGTCAAGGAAGCGCAGGAGCTATGAAACTAAATCACGACAACAACTACATCTACCACGCAGCTTCTATCGCTCGTGGGTAGTGGCGAACGAACGCAACAACGAACGCAGCAACGCAACAACGAACACAATATGGCAATCAGAAAGTACGGAACACTCACGGATGCCGCAATGACGGCGACGGACGCTCGCGTGGAGGAGCTGTCAAGCGACATTTTCCTGGCCATCCCAGTAGGCAACATAGTAGTTCGCTTCATGCCCTCGCCCCACGAGGGCGCGTCGCCCCTGCGGAGCACTGCGCTACACTACGTCACGATCCCGGGGTCGGACAAGGTGCACGTATTCGCGTGCCCGCAGCAGGAACTCAAGATCCCCTGTCTCGTCTGCAAACGATCCAGCGAGTTGCAGCGCAGCTCGGTCGAGGCTGAGAAGGATCTGGGGTGGCGCATTTCCCCGAAACTACGGATCTTCGCTAATGTGCTGCCTCGACATGCAGCCAACGGGGGACCAAAGGTACTGGGCTTCGGCGCTCAGCTCTACGAAGCGATCAAGGCGATTCGGAATAATCAGTACGCGGGCGGGGACATGTTCAACCCCTACGAAGAAGGCAAGGGGTTTGACATTATCGTCAACCGCGTGGGAACTGGCGCGCGCGATACGAAATACTCGGCCGTGGCGGCGCGCGGCTATTCCGCTCTCGCGCCGACGCACGAGGAGATTGACGAGCT